GAACGTTGCTCGAAATCAACAACATGGTTTTTGTTTACATTCAGCGCGACGATTACGGAAAGTGCACTGGGTTATACCCGATGCCCAGAGCTCAGCACGAAGCTGTTGAGTACGAGGGCGGGCTGTACATCAAGTTCCGGTTCGATTCGGGGATTGTGCAGACGCATTCCTGGGAAGATCTTGCTGTGTTGCGGAAAGACTATAACAAGTCAGACATCTTCGGTGACTCGAATACTCCGATACTTACCAGCTTAGATCTCCTGAGTACAGCGTCTCAGGGCATGGCTAATGCTATAAAGTCTACATCCAATCTGAGAGGTATTCTTAAGACGACGAAATCAATCTTATCCAACGAAGACAAAACAAAGATAGGCGAAAAGTTTATCAGCGATTACATCAACATGGAGAACAGTTCCGGTGTTGCGGTAATTGATGCCAATCTGGAGTACACTCCTATAACCTTACAGCCGCAGATTGCAAACTATAAACACATCGCAGAGCTGAGGGATAATATCTATCGATATTTCGGAGTGAACGAAGACATCATCATGTCCAGAGCTAACAGTGACCAGCGGGAAGCATTCTATGAGTCGAAGATAGAGCCGTTCCTTTTAGCGTTATCACTCGAGCTCACCAATAAAGTCTTTACGGACCGGGAAAGAGGTTTTGCAAACGAAATAATGTTTGAGTCGAATAGAATGTCCTACATGTCAATGAATGAAAAACTAGCCTTACAGGCCATGGTAGACAGAGGAGCCATGACACCTAATGAGTGGAGACAGGCTCTCAATCTGGCACCGCTGCCCGGAGGTGATGTACCTATACGGAGGCTGGATACAGCACCGACAAATAACACAGAGGGAGACGAAGAAGATGATAAGTAAAGACAGGTGCTACAGGCACTTTGAAGTAAGAGCTCAGGAAGAGGAAGGAATGTTCGTTGAGGGTTATGCAGCAGTATTTGACCATTCTACGGTTATGTTTGAATATGACGGAGTTGAATACAAGGAAGTTATCTGCAGAGGAGCATTTGACAAAGCTCAGATGTCCGATGTGGTAATGAATTTTGACCATCAGGGCAAACCTGTAGCGAGAACGAAAAACTCGACCCTTAATTTAACTATAGACGATATCGGACTGAAAATCAAAGCCGACTTATCAGGAACGCAGGAAGCAAGGACTTTATACGAGGAAATCAAAGCAGGGTACATCGATAAGATGAGTTTCGCATTCACCGTAGCAGATGAAAGCTACGACAAAGCGACCCATACGAGAAGCATAAACGGCATAAAGAGGCTATATGATGTCGCGGCTGTTTCAATCCCTGTTTATGACAGTACTTCAATACAGGCTCGGTCATTCTTTGAAGCGGAGGCGGAAAAGGAGCGTGCGGAGGCACGTAAACAGCTAGAGCTTGCAAAAGCGAAGTACGAATATATGGAGGTAAACAAATGAAATTAGAAGAAATGAACCTTGAACAGGTTAATCAAAGGCTGGCAGAGCTTGACGAAATAGTCAGGAATGCCACAGATGTGAAGATTGTCAACAACGCAGCGACAGAAAAGAGAAGTTTAATAGCGCGCAGAAACGAGCTCATGGAGCTTGAAACTCGCAGACAGACCGCTCTTAATCTGACCAGCGGAGAAGTGACAGGAAGAACTGTAGAAGAAAGAAGAAATGAAAGACCTGCAGAGAGAACGTTTGCAGTAGACAGCGTAGAGTACAGGAATGCCTGGCTTAACTCTATAAGAGGGGTTCCCGTATCGGAACCGGAGCAGAGGGCACTGACCGGAGCTGCATATTTGGTTCCGACAACGACCGCAAACCAGGTGCTTGATAAGCTCGTAGACATGGTTCCTCTGTTGGAAGAAATTGAGTTGCTGAGAGTCAGGGGCAATGTTAACTTCGCTGTTAACACGGTCGCTCCGACGGTATCTCTCAAAGCCGGCGGAAGTGCGGTAGATGAATCTACCACAACGATGATAGAAGTAAAACTTTCATCGTACACCATATCCGGCCTTGTAAGTATCGGAGCAGATATAGCTTCTATGGCTATTGACGCATTCGAAGGCTGGCTTACAAACAAGTTGGCTGAGCAGTTGGCCTATAAAGTTGAGCTCTACATCATAAAGGGAAGCGGCGACAGTCAGCCTACCGGAATTGATAAAGCTCACGCAGGTGCTGCATGGGTGGATGGCACCGATGCTGTAGACTGGGCCGGTGCAGCTCTTGCAAGTGTAGACCTTGATAAAGCTATCGGACTGCTTCCTGCAGCTTATGACAAGAATGCAAAATTCCTAATGAGCAAGAAGACATTTTTCAAGTCTGTAATCGGACTGAAAGATGAGAACAATGTTCCTCTCATAACAAAAGAGGGCAGCGTCTACAGGATAAGAGGGTATGAGGTTAAATTCAGTGACCAGGTTGATACTGATGATATCTTCTTCGGAGACATCAAGCGCGGCATGGTAGGAAACCTCTCCAATGATATCCAGGTGGAAAGAGACAGGAATCTGCGTTATAACGCATGGGACTTCCTCGGATGGTGTTCCTTTGACTGTAAGCCCTCTAAGGTGCCTTGCATAATCAAGATTGCATCTGACATATCATAAGGAGGAAGAAAATGGATAACAGGTATGTAGGAGAATTAAGCACAGACGTTTACGGCCTTACCGTAAATGAAATGAGAATTGCGCACTTCTCCATATTGGCAGCTGAAGCTGTAGCAGCAGACGCAGACGGTATTCATGCGGCAATCGCAAGTAAAACCACTGCTCAGACTATTACAACCAATATCAGCAATCCGCCTTGTCCGAGAAATATCACTATCACGATAGGCGGAACAACCGGAGACGTGAAAGCCGGGAATATAGTTGTTTACGGCACAAACAAGGGTAATCAGGAGATTTCCGAAACATTCGCGCTGACGGATAATGCTGAAACTGTTAGCCCGGGAACTGCTGCCTTTAAGACTGTGACAAAAATCGTTATTCCGGCTCAGGACGGAACCGGTGCAACATTCACGTTCGGGTTCGGTGAGCTCATCGGACTGCCCTTCATCCTAGGAGAAAAACCTTTGGTGTTTGTTCTGGATGATGGTGTCCAGGCATCAGCTCCGACAATCGCGGTAAATGCAGCGCTGGAGAAGAATACGATTGACATGTATGGCAGCCTGGATGGAAGTGCGTACGAAGTATTCATAGTAATCTAGGAGGTTGAAATGGCGGTATCCCAAAATTATCTGACAAAACTAAGACGAGCAGTCAGGCGCAAGGTCGATGTTGATATCGATGCCGAGCTAACAGATATCATCGAGGAATGCCGCCTTGACCTTGTGAGAATAGGACTGGATGCAGAAAAGGTAAATGACGAAGCCGACAGCCTCATTCTAGGGGCTGTCCGGTGTTACGTCCGGTGGAAGTTCGGGCTCAATTCGGAGGATGCGGAGAGAAACAGACAAGGTTACGAGCAACTGAAAAGCGATCTCCAGTATTATGGAGAGTATAAGCAGGAGGAATAGATGTACTTTTCCGAGAAAGTTACATTGCGAAGCATAACGATCGAAGTCGATGATAGCGGTTTTTCTGTAGAAGTAAACCACGATGTTGAAGTGTGGGCCGACAAGAAGACTGCTACCAGGACGGAGTTCTACTCCGCTCATGCAGCGGGAATAGAAGTGTCGGCTGTGTTTACAGTAAATGAATACTCAGACGAGAAGATACTAATCCATGAGGGCAAGGAGTATAACATTGTCCGGGCCTATCGAAAAGGCGAAGGAGAATGGGAGCTTACTTGCTCAGATCGGAGGGTGTAATGGCAGAGTTTACTTATTTTCCCAACACAGCTTTCCTTGTGCAGCTCAACAAATTAGCTGACGAAAAAAACATTGAGAAGGTCCTTAAAGCCGGTGGCGCTGCTATGGTGCCTTACCTTAGGTCCGGTGTTAGTGAGGCCGTAAAAAGCGGTACAGGAGCACTGGTGAAAAGCATAAAGGTTTCTGGTGTAAAAACCGACCGGGAGGGGAACAAGTGTGTTTATGTAATGCCGACCGGAAAGGACCGCAACGGAGTATCGAATGCAGCCAAGCTTGCATTTATCGAGTACGGAGTGCGCAGCAAGAACCGTGCACCGAGACCGCTGATAGTGAAAGCTATGAAAGATTCGCAGGCTGATGTTGAGAGAAATATGCAGGAGAAGCTGGAGGAGCTGATATGACACCATTCCAGAAGATTATTCAATCGGTGGCGCCTATCAAGGCCTATGCAGACCACAATCCTAAGTGGGAAACGGAAAAAGAGTATGTTGTTTTCAATATTTCCGATGACCGTGGAGCTGCTTACGGGGACGATAATCCGACGGAAAATGTAACGGCCTTTCAGATTCACTGGTACTTACCACAGGGGAAGAACTACCTGAACACTATGAAAAGTATAAGAAAAAGGCTTATGGAAAACGGGTTTACCTGTCCGACCATACAGTCGCTTTACGAAAAAGATACAAACTCGCACCACATAATTTTTGAGTGCGAAATAGAATTGGAGGCATAATAAATGGCAAAAATAGGATTGAATTATCCTGTTTATAAGACAGCTACATCAGCAGGAGTAATCGGCAAAGCGATACAGGCTGACGTCACAATCGAGATGAATGACGGCAAACTGTATGGCGACGACTCGCTTGCAGAAGTAGATAGAAGTTTTAAGACAGGCACTCTCACGCTCGGAGTAACCGACTTATCAGATGCGGTACAGTCCGCGCTTTTAGGACACGCTATCGCGAGCGAGGTAATGACAGCCAAAGGAAGCGATACTCCGGCATATGCAGGCGTAGGCTTCTATGGAGTCAAGATAGTAAACAACATAAAGTACTACAGGGCGGTATGGTTCCCCAAAGTACTGTTCAGCGAACCGGCAGACGCGAATTCCACAAAAGGCGAGTCAATCGCTTTCGGCACGCCTGTAATAGTAGGGACGCTGTTTGACGACCCGACAGACGGCTGGAAGAAAGAAAAGACATTCACTACAGCAGTTCTCGCACAGGCTTGGCTTGATAATCTTGCAGGAATAACCGCACAGGTAGCGACACCTGTTCCGTCAGTAGCGGCTGGAACCTACGAAGAAACACAGACAGTAGCATTGACATGTTCAACAGCAGGCGCTACTATCTACTACACTACCGATGGACTTACGCCTACTGATGCAGACGATGAATACTCAGCACCTCTGAGTATAGCGGCATCAACAATGTTGAAAGCGATAGCAGTCAAGACTGATCTGGCTGACAGCGCAGTAATGGAAGCGGAATACATTATAACCGCATAACTATAAGGGGAGGCAATCCCTCCCCTTGTTTTTCTTAAAGGAGGGAAATGATGATTGATAAAAAGATGAGCATAACGATTAAAGGGGTGGAATTTCCTATGGCATTCAATCTTAATGTATTGGAAGCTATACAGGAGAGGTACGGGACGATTGAAAAATGGCAGGACAGAATACAGCCGAAAAAAGGAGAGGCTCAGATAAAGGACATTAAATGGACTCTCGTGACATTTATCAATGAGGGTATTGAAATAGAGAATGAGAACGGGGAAAAAAGGACACTGCTTACAGAGAAGCAATTAGGAAGAATGATAACGAATGTGACAGACATTGCAAAGGCTATCACCAAAACTGTAACCGACAGTGTGCCGGTACCTGACCCAAACGCATAACGCCCGACGAACCAGCTGAAATCAACTTCGCGCTGATACTGCATATCGGAATGAAGATGGGTTTCACGGAGAAAGAGGTCGGGCGAATGACGATAAAGAAATGGAAATCAATGTACGATGCATACAAGCTCGTATTTGACCTAGAGAGAAGCCTTATCAATTCTAACCAAAGATACTCGCAGATAGATAAGGAACCAACGATTGATGACGTTATACCGTTTTAGGAGGCACAAATGGCAGGGATAGGACCCTCAATCAGCCTAAAGGGCGAGAAAGAGTTTAGACAGGCTATATCGGCTATAAACAGCGAGATGAAAGTTTTAGGTTCGGAGATGAACAAAGTCACCGCCGAGTTTTCCGACAACTCGAAATCGGTCGACGCTCTGAAAGCAAGGAATGAAGTCCTGAACAAGGAAATCGGGAAACAGACAGAGAAGATAGCTGTATTAAAAGATGCCCTTGCCGAATCTGAAAAACAGTATGGAGAAAACGATAAACGTACTCTTAATTGGAGAACATCCCTGAATAATGCCGAAGCTCAGCTCACTAAACTTACCAAAGAAGTAGACAAGAACGAGCAGGCTATGAAGGATGCTGAAAAGCCTACCGAAGAGGTAGGTAAGGACCTTAAAGAGCTGGGTGCCAATGCCGATGATGCCGGGAAGAAGACGTCTGTCCTTGGTGATGTTATAAAAGGCAAGTTAATAGCCGAAGCTATCATAGCCGGGGTTAAAGGGTTAGGAAATGCTCTTAAATCTGTAGCGGTCGGGCTTAAAAACATGGCAGTAGAAGGAGCTGCTTATGCCGATGAAGTTATCACTCTCGGTGTAACAACCAGGTTGACCACTGACCAGATCCAGGAGATGAAGTACGCTTCGGAGCTCGTTGACGTGTCTCTTGAAACTATAACATCGTCAATGACACGTAACATTCGTGCAATGGGTAACGCTCAGATGGGAGCAAAGCAATACACGGAAGCCTACGATAAATTAGGAATCTCGGTAACGGATGCCAATGGCTCACTGAGGGATAGCGAAGAAGTTTACTGGGAAATAATTGACAAGTTAGGGACTATGGAGAACGCAACCGAGCGTGATGCCATAGCAATGAGCATTCTGGGACGCAGCGCTCAGGACCTTGTGCCTTTGATAACTGCAGGTAGTGATGCCATGAAGAACTTAGCGGCCGAAGCTCACAGCATGGGCGCGGTCCTGAGTGAAGACACGCTCGGAAAATTGGGAGCTTTTGACGACGGTATCCAACGCATGAACAATGCTATGACGTCTTTGAAAAACAACGTCGGTGCGGTCCTGGCTCCGGCACTTGCAGAGCTCTCAGAGGAAGCTGCAGCTAAGATGGGCGCCTTTGCAAAGAGCATCCAGGATGCAGAGGGCGATGTCGGTAAGATTGGCGAAATAGTTGGCGAAACACTGCTCGATCTAACTAATGAAATCGTCGATAAACTACCTGAAATGACCAAGGCAGCGGGATCCCTGATAGAATCCTTTGTCGGCGGAATTCTGGACGAGTTGCCGACAATCGTAACTACTGCGTTTGAAATTGTAATGCAGCTGCTGAATACAATAATCGAAATGCTGCCGAACATAATTAAAACGGGAATGGATGTTCTGATAGCGCTGATAACCGGAATATCAAATTCAATTCCCAAGCTTATTCCGACAATAATCGAAGCCGTGATGACCATAGTTAAAACGTTGATTGATAACCTGCCGGAACTGATAAGGGCTGCACTGAAAATGGTTATGGCTCTTGCCAAAGGCTTGGTTGATGCAATTCCGCAGCTCATAAAGGCCATTCCTGTAATAATCGAAAGCCTTATAGCCGCCATAGTGGAAATGTTGCCGGAGATAATCATAATGGGCGTCACACTCGTAGTTGAGCTTGGAAAGGGATTAATTAAAGCAATCCCGCAGCTTATAAAGAACGTCCCGGAGATTATAAAAGCTCTCATAAACGGTTTTAAGGCGGGAATAAGCAACTTTAGTTCCATGGGTGGAGACCTTATATCCGGTTTATGGCAAGGCATAGAAGACAGCCTATCCTGGCTCTGGAACAAGATAACGGATGTGGCCGGAAGCATAAGTTCATGGTTTAAGGACGCTTTCAAGATTGGCTCCCCGAGTAAACTGTTCGCAGATGAAATCGGCGCAAATTTAGGACTGGGAATCGGAGTAGGCTTCGAAGACGTTATGAAAGACGTTTCCCGAGACATGGCCGCAGCTGTGCCTACAGACTTTGACCTTGATGCGAACGTAACAGGCGGGGGCGGAATGAAAAGCGAGATACACCTTCATATCGGCACATTAGTCGCTGACGAGTGGGGATTAAAGGAGCTTGAACGCAAACTCAAGAATGTAAGAGTGCAGGAGAGCTACAGATTAGCAGGAGGGCTGGCATGACATTAAACGGATACACTATACCGTCACCGATAACGCCCGTTGAAAAGAAAACAATAATCCTTGAAGTAAGGGACAGGGTAGCGTCTGGCAAGGCGGTTACAGATATTAAGGATACCAAGATTCAGCACACATTCAAATATCAAGGCTTGACCGCCGCGAGTTTCGCGATATTCAACACCCCGTACCAGTCAAGGGCGGAGGTGGCTTATGTCGACGACGAGGGCAATACATATACAGTACAGGTGGTTTCCTTGAATTATTCTACGCACAGGCTAAACACAG